TACGGGGTGGTCGGTAGTCTGTGTTGGTTCTATTGGATGGTGCAATAGCAACCACCGATTGTTTCCAAGATAGAATGTCTGCAAAGTATTCATCGCCTCCCATCCTATCTTCTTCTGAGAACAAGATATTGAAAGCGATGATACTACCGTCAATCTTATCAATCTCGTCCGCCATCACCTTACGAGGAATAGGATACTGTCCGAACTTGTCTAAAGTCTTCTCATCAATATCAACTAACACAATCTGTTCTGATACAGATGTTTCTTGACTTCTCTGTAGAGAATCAAAGAAAGAGAGTCTAGCACTCTCTAATAGGAAGGGGTCAAGAAATCGTAATCCTACCATCAACCCCAGTGTGATAAGAACGTGCCATGTCTTCATTGTACTATATTTATCTGAGTATCTTGGCCGTTTAATTTAATGGGGTCTAGTGATTTTCCGTCTTGTTCTATTGTTATTAAAGTTGATGATGTCTTATCTACCGAAACCTCTGCAATGTCACTGACGTTTCTAGAAAAAGTAACCTTGTCACCATCTACAATGGTTGCAACCTGAGTAACCGTATCAAATCCTTCTTCGGTGCCACTGAGAGATAATTCACCTGTAGACTCTTGTTCTTTCAACACATCTTCACCCAATGAATCGAAACTATCCAATAAGTCTTCGAGTAGGTCAACATCTAAGTAGTTGATATCTAGTTCATTGAATTCTAGATAGTCTCTCTCTAGTTCTTCTTCGGTTAACAAGTCTTGGTCTAAAAAGTCTACGTCAAGAGGGTTGATATTCTTGGTCGCACTGACATTTGCCATGAACTCTTCTTGAGTCTCTTTCTTTTTAGGTGGGTTGATAATCATAATGTTGTTCAACATATCCAGAGTCAAATCTAGGATTGCTGGTTCACTTGGGGCCACTTCGGCAACGGTTGTTGTGGTAGATTGAAATGGTTTGTTGAGTACTACTTCACCTGTCATTGTTGAAACGATAATCTCGCCCGAGGAGATACCGTTTACGTCAGGCAAAAGTACAACCAAAGTTTTCCCAAACTCATCTACCGTAACCGTGAAATCTGTTCCACGGATACCGATAGATGCGGTCGGGGTCTTGAGTCTGATATTCTCTTTATCAACCTTACCCAGTTGACCAGATATAAATCTAGCCGTACCTTGAGCAAAGGTCATTGCCAAATCAGACTTACTTGGGTCTTCATCAAATACTACGTTGTCTATAACTATGCGAGTATGTTCTGTCATACGAAGTTTACTATCGTCAACAAAAGACACTTGCATCCGTCCCTCACCTGTGCGAAGGTCGTCCTTGGGTGCTATATCCGAACCAGCCCTTGGTTCAATCTTGTTCAAATCACGAACAATCTGTCTCCAACCAACCGCTTTATCTACTGCGCCTACGTCAGCACTAGTTACCGCAGTTGGAGTTAAGACCAGAATCAGACTGACTAATACAAATAGTATTCGCTGTCGCACTTGTTCCGTCACCATCATAATCTATCTCCAACGAATCAGACTGTAAAGTTGATTCTTGATTTACTTCTATATTCCAATAGCTACCAATGCCTCTCAACACAAAGTTGTGTCCATCATAACCACTAGCATTGTAAAGTAAGTTACTGTTATCACCTACAACATCCATATTGAATGTCAAACCTGACGCATCAATATTAATGTCTCCAGTGTTAAAATCACCATCCAAGACAAAGTCAAAGTCTAAGTCGTTGGCAGTATCAATCGAACCAATATCAAAGTCTAAAGCGTTATTACCACCAGTGATATTAATGAAGTAATCGCCATTGGTAGCTCCATACACATTTCCTTTATCAATATCAAATAACAGGTCATTACTCGAACCATTGATATCAAGGTCAACGATAGTTCCAGAACCAATAATATCACCTATCAGTGTATTACCCGAACCAGTCATGTTGACATTGAAATCCATGTTGCTACCCGAAAGTAACATCTTAGTGGTGTCTGAAGCAGAACCACCAATCACGTTCCCCGAACCATCCTGTACGATGTCAATCGAAGACCCATCTCCTACTTGGTCAATATATATTTCATTGTCTGCATACGCAAAACCGATTACGAACATCATAGCAAAACTTAAATGCCTAACGTTCATTTATTTTCTCCGTTAAATGTCCAGTACCCCATGTCGTTTCCACGATTAATGAGCGCAAGGACTCCCGTTTCTATAGCACGTTGGGTCGCTATGGAAACACTTTCATTTTGAGTCACCCCTGATTCAATCTCAACCAGTTGGGTGCCCTGCTCTATAAATTTAAATACATCCCCACCAAAAGCCGTGGATAGTATGGTCTTACTTGTTATTACATCAAGCAAGACTTCGCCTGTTGCAACTGACACTAACCGTATATTTACGGTCACAGTATCAATACTAAATTCACGGGACGCTCCAATACCGAGGTATCTAGCACCAGCGCCACCTGTGTCAATCGAAGTATCGTATCCTACTATACCTCCTGCAATTATCATCCCAGCGAACGTTAATGCTGGTAATTTCTGAGATTCATCTCCCTCGTAACTTTGACGAGTTTGACGTATCAGTTGTCTTTCTCTAGTGACATGGTCAATAATTTGACGGTCTACAACACGAAAGAAATTTCCGTTCGCTGCACGTTTCAATGCACGTATTAGGTACACCGAAGGTGCTTGTGTTACCGCAGAACTAAACGAAGTTCCACCACCACTATTTTGTCTTTTCTGTCCCGTCTGGTCAGTAAACTGATACACAGCTACTGTCGGTTTCCTCTTCGGACTAGAAACATTCTTCAGTTCTTGTTGGAGTAATGTTTCCTGTATTCTTGGTTCATCTCTCTGTGGTATCTCAAAGTTTCCACTACCGAGAGAAGTACAACTAGATACCAAAGTCCCCAAGAGGAATAACGATAACAGTCGTATTACCATTCTCATCTGTAATTGTTAACTCCACACTATCGCCATTTCTGACGTATGATATTCCTGTACCTTCAATGTTAAATGAACCCGTATCACTAGGATTCTCGCCGAACATACTGTCTACAATCTGTCGTGATAGGGTAGAATAAATTCTACTTTCCACATTTCTAATAAATTTTGCAAGGGTGGTATTCTCAGCATCCCTTTCCAATTGTTCCTGTAATTCCTTTATCTCTTGTTTTATGGCTTGTTTACGAGATGCTTCTTGGTTCTCAATTGTTAAATAATGAGAACTAGTGTTCACTCCACTGAATGACGGCGATTTAAACTTATGTTCAATCGGTGCAGCCGAAACTTCGGCAAACACAAAAAACATAAGTCCAAAACAAACCAATAATATAATCGATTCTATTTTTTCAATCACGGTAAACTTAGTTATTTTCTTCATCTTGTTTTCTCTTTAATTCGATTGCAGTATCTAGTTTCTGTTGCAATCGGATGATATCATTATCTAACATTCTTATTCTGTCAATCAAACCAATTAAGGTCTTTTGTGTATCATCTAAGTTCTTCTCGACTTCTTCGGTGATTGTTTTCCACACGAAGTAAATCATATACAGCATACCCACCGCTGATACTATCGGAAACCCGAAAGACTTTATACTGTCTATAAATTCTATCATTAGTCTCGTCTCGCATCTTCTTTACCATTAGCTCTACTGATGCGGGTTAGGTCTGGTCTTATTCCCAGAACAACACACATAGTTGTGTCCATACGAACCATATCATGATTCATAGTTTTTACACGGTTATCAAGGCTTCCCACTATTCCACGAATAGATTTCACCTGACCAATAACACCGTCCATTATATACTTGAGAGTCAGAAACATAAAGAAACCGCCAATCAGTGCAGCGGCTATAGGAAACCCCAATTCATTGATTAGAGTAAATGCATTTTCCATGTAGGTATTTATAAGAAACGACTTCCATATATATAATTATATGGATACTTTATACAGAAAATTAATAACATTCACATTAATGATTGTGTTTTTCTGGTCATGGCCAATACGTTTGTTCACTAAGAAGAACAACTGTTATTTCTGGACACTAGAAAATATTATTGTGAATGGTGGGAAGGCGCAGTGGTATCCATCAAGAAGATGGATTGGATATCATGTTGTTTGGATTAACAGGGAAGGTAAGAAGTTTGAGTACACCCTTCCACGCATGAAGAGGGACACTCCTTGGTATAAAATGTTATTCTATGATGGAAAGGTTAGACCCTTTAGAGAATTTAATAAAGACCAATAAGAAAAATCCCCGACTTTGCGGGGATTCTTTTTGCGGTTGTACTTCGTTTTATCGAGTACTACCTTTTGTTTAAAAGGACTATTGTTGTCAAACAACAGATTCCCGTGACGGGATTTTATTCTTTTTGTCTTTTTCATGACACATCCACACCCTTGTTACTTTGTTAAGTCTACCTGACTTCTATATTTATAAGAGTTTTGATTTATCTGTAACGGAACTTCATTCTTTCATCAAGTTCTGCTTGTTTCATTTTTTGCTTTTTAACCCTCCTGATAGCAGCGAGTTTAGCTTTTCTTCCTTTCTCTCTTCTTGTCTCAAAGAACTCCTTCTTCTTGATATCAAAGAGAATGTCTGATTTCTTAACCTTTCTCTTGAATACTTTCAAGGCGGTCTCGACATCATCATATCTTACGGTGACTTGCCTAGCACCGTCTTTAGGCCACACTTTTGGTTTAGGACGTTGTGGTCTCCTATCAAAGTTACTCTTTCTCATATTTCCTTAGTTAGAGTTAATATTACCAATCAGAAATAGTTTTGCATATCTGACTGAATTTCTTCCCAGCAACTTACCGCAACATCAATTGCGTAAGGTTGTTGCCATACCTCAAAAGTCTGTTTGACTTCAGAGATAACCTTTTCCTTTGTATCATTATAATTGTTTTCTGCAATTTCCTGACACTCAAAAACAAATTGTCCCATCTTACTCATTACGCCACCTCACTATATGCGGGTTCAATACCCGATTCAATTATTGACTCCACAATCTCTTGTGCTTTGTAGTTGTGGCCACCAATGTTCCACTGACACTCTTCGGTAGGGATTCTACCGTACTTCCATGCATAGATGGAAACCTGTTCATAAGACCAATCGTCTTCATCTCCGACTTTGACATTCAGAACCCACTCACAAGACACCTTCTCATATGGGTCTGCGTCTGTGTAAGATGGTGTACCAAAAAGGTTGTTAAGGGTGTCATAGGTGGTGGTAATCTCACCTTGTCTGCATGACCCATTCCTATTGAATGACTCGTAGATATCGTATTTAATTACATTCATAATATTTCCTTTTCTGACTTTATGTACTTATTATAACAACAAGAGCAACTTTTGGCAAGGGTTTTTTGAAAATAATTTACGTGTTATCTCCGTCACGATATGTGATGTCTGATTTATCAAATATCTTTCTTTGGGTTTTGTGCATCCAGCCACCCTGTTCCCAAGGCAATGGAAGGTAACGACCTTCCCGTTTTTCTTCTTCCATGTGTATTGACATGTACATAAAGAAGAATCCTATCAACAATACAATCGTACCGACAAAATACTCCATCATAGATTACCTCTCGTAATGGTCGTGTACATGCAACTGAATGATTGCATAGTGTAAGACCTTCATCAAGTCTGCACGATTATAACCATTCTTGTTGCCATATCGTTGTGCATACTTCATGATGTTTCCGATACAGAACCCATCACCATGACCACCATCGATAATAAACTCAGTTGCCTGAAACTTATTCTTCGAGTAGTGTTCTCCATATGTGCCATCGATATATTCAGACAATTCTCTAATTGCCTTGTCTTCGTTATATTTGTAATCAATCATTAGTTCCACCTATAAAATATATGTTCACCGATACTACCCACCATACTCATACCACGGTCATTAACCCAATCAGGTTTGACATAGGTTGCATGATAGTGTGTTGCACCTTCTGTTATACCACGAAATTCCCCATAAGTCAAGAAGTTTTGTGCTAATCTTTTCGACTTTAACCAACTGTCTCCATCATTGGGTTGGTCAGACTTTCCATCACAATACCAACTGAACTGACACATATGTCTCAGTGGTACTTCACGTCCTTGTTCAAGATGCCATTTACTCAGTTTCGCTTGATGTACAACACCACATATCGTATTCGGATATCTACTATCATACATGCGATTTACTGTCACATCAGCAACCGCAACTCGTCCTGCAAAGGATTCGTTCCGTGCTTCATGATAGATGTTGAGTGCAAGACATTGAACGGCTTTATCTGAATAGATAAACGGGATTTCAACGTTATTTTCTGTTGCGCCTGATACTGAACCCAATATACTGAGCACAGCGATTCCTATCACTAGTCTTTTCATAATCATACATACAGTATATCATCACAATACTAAAAAGTCAAGCAGTTTCTAACTCTTCTACAAAATCATTTATCGCATCAAGGGCTGCATCTTCGTATACGTCACCACCTATGTGGTAAGGAAACTTAAACGCAAGGGTGAATCGTGGACAGTTTGTCCATGCAGTATGCCAACAATGATGTTGGGGTTCATCTTTACGACCAAACCTGTACCATCTTGCCTGCCATCCTTTAACATCTGGTTCGGTGATAATCGTATCAGACTTTCTATCATAATAAGAAAAATACCCATCACCATCTTCACTCCACGTGAGAATGATTTGATACCCATGGGCATTCCAATTGGTATGCCATCCCACAAATCCATTGGGTGGATAGTAGGATGTGAGAGAGTTTGACCTTGCACCAAACTGCATTGGGAGTTCGGTCTTAGTCCATTTCATTAATGGTTCAAACACATCGGGCCTGTGTTTGACCCCATGTGATACTTGAAACCCATAACCCTTTTCAGGAAACCCTTTGTGGTCATCTCCCTTCGCAATCATCTCATGCAGATAATCCTCTTGGCAGAATCTCTCCCACTCCTGTACTGGAATGTCACGTTGTAAACTATCCGATAACTCTTCACACAGTTCTCTATGTTCAAGAAACATATCAACAGTCTTATCAAGCATCTCTAGTAGATGTTTGTTTCGGATTACAATCTCAGTCATTGGTCATATCTGCAATTTCTGGAAAGTGTCCCTTCACAACGTCCCAACACTGTTCTGCAACAATCATGTGTTCCTTCTGAGTGCCATTCGCACGTCTAAGGTCGCAGTAGTGAATCCAACTACGTAGACTACCAGCCATATAAAGAGTAGTTTCGGTCAAACCTTCGGGTAACAATGCACGTGCCTGTTCTTTTGCGATACCCATATCAAGTGCGGCAGCATACTCTTTCTTCACGAAGTTACGTACCCTCGCTTGAGTATGACGCCACTCATGTTTGATATGTGTGTCATCCGTTACAATAGAGTTCTGTCGGTTCTTCTCATCCTGTAGACGTGCTTCACGAACAACATCAATGTTCTCACTCACGGCGTACCGTTGAGAGAACTCTTGGAATGAGAACGAGCGATGACGTAGAATCTGTCGTGCAATATCACGAGTAGTCTTAATCTCCATAGTCATATGCACCATCTCAAAGGGAGACCAATGGTTCTCTTTAATCAGATACTTCAACAACTTAGGAGCCGTCTTTGTATTATTCTGATTACTGGGATTACTCACCCTAGCAGTATATGCCACCAACTCAGTTGCGGTTCGGCAATCTGTCACTGCGGACGGTTTACTTAATGCAATTAGATTTACTTCACTCATTTATCATTTTTCCATTCAACATTTATGTTATCGATTATTTCTTTAATTTCAGGGTCACTGATATTTATATCCTTTTCTTGACGCACCCATCGTAGTATTGCGGTTGCAACTACAGGAGTTCCTTGTTTAATACCTTCATTGAAACCCTCGTCCTCGCCATGCACAAACCCATGAATCTTACCGACCCAGTAGGATATGAACATAAGTACCACGGTTGATATTGGCCATACATAATCCATTATTCCATCCTAAAGTTTTTAAACTTGTTGTTTTCTTGAGACATCCTCTTACCAGAAGAACTGTTATCAAATATAGGTTTATCATCCCATCCTTTGTCGGGGTCATGACTAGGAATCATTTCCTCATCATCATCATCGGAGAGACGCATCTTACTGCGGTCAATCTTTATAGTAAACCTGTTATGTCGAGTCGGGTCGTTATACCTGTTCTTCAACTGTTTGACCATTATCTTACCAAGATTGTTCAGTTCATCATTTGAGATGAGTGCGAACATTAGGTCAGCAGTTGCGGGTAGTCCAAATGATTCGGACGTATCTTCTAGACCAACATCGTCATTAGAATAACCGCTACGTGTAGTCTGGGTTGCAGACATGATAGGAACATTGAACTCAACTGCGAGTCCACGTAACTCTTCTGCAATAGACTTGATATAAGAATAAGAGTTGATAGCACCACCCATACCTTTCATACGTGCAGAGGAACAGATGTTCAGATAATCAACAAAGATAATCTCAGGAACAAAGTTCTTCTTCAACTTCATCTCATTCAACAACGCACGGAAGTGTGACGTGTTTGCTTGACCAGTCGGATACTCCTTGATAATAAGTTTACCTTGAGTCTTCGCTTGAATCTGTTGCACCTTGTCGGTGAACATAGTCTTAGATAAATTCTCCAATTGGTCAATAGGCACGTTCAATAGGTTTGCGTCAATCCGTTCTGCGATACGTTCCTCTGCCATCTCCATGGTAATATAGAGTACATTGTGACCCTGTGATAAACCAGATGCAGCCATGTGACACATAAACAATGACTTACCAACACCAGTACCCGCAAGTGCGATGTTTAGTGTTTTGTTTGGTAGACCACCCTTGGTAATCTGATTGAAGTAGTCAAGGTCAAACGGAATACGTTCTTCCTGTTCATGATAGAATTCATAACGTCTATCGACATCAGCAAGATAATCGTGACCAATATTGGTATCAAAGGTAACGCCCAAGGCCTTACTCAATATCTCAGGTATTCCATTCTTTTGAAGTGTCGCATGTTTGCCATCGATGATGTTGATTGACTCCATGACAGCGTTATAAACTGCACGGTCTTGACACCACTTCTCAGTGCGTTCAATCAACCATTCGAGGTTTTCTGGTTCTGCGGTAAAGATGTTGGGTAGTAGGTCTAACGCAATGCGATAGTTATCATCACCCATCGAATTGTTTTCGTCTATCTCAATCTTGAATGATTCAAGACTAGGTAGTTTGTTGTATTTGGCTACGAACTTTGTGACTTCTTTAAAGAGTCCTTTGTAGACTCCATCGAAGTAGTCAGGTGAAATAAACGGAAGAACCTTCCGCATATATTCATCATTGGTCAATAAGTTCCGCAGTACTGTCTGTTCTAGATTGATATTCATTATATAGTTCGTCTAACTCCTCAGTCATTTCTTCGGTTGCTAATATTTCACCCGTTTTCTGGTCATGGGCAACCATCGTTCCTTCATTGATAGAAGTATCAATTACTGAACCTAGTATTCTACCAACATATGCTTGAAAAGGCAAGTCTTCTGGTGATAAATCTGGGTCAGGTGATTCAACTACACTGAAGTTGAAAGAGAGATGACCGTCTTGGTCTTCTTCTCCAAGAAATTCAATAGTACCAAAAGAGATAACCGTTTCAGGATATTCTTCTAGTATTCGAATATTCCAACCGTGTTCATCATCGGCTGGAATAATCTCATAGTGAATCTTCTCACTTAACTTTGACTCAATCTCATTCATCTACAATATCATCCATTGATACTAATGATTTTTTGGTAATTGAATATTGGGACTGTAGGAAGTCTGCAAAGTCTGTACCAGACCAAATAGGTGCCCAGAACTCATCTTTGAGAGTATCCTTCTCCCTTACTTTGGGGTCAACCAATTCTCCAGTCGAGCGGTCAACTCTACAATACCACCCATTACTAGGCTTACTGACATAACCACCAGCAAGAGCAGCGTCCAACAAACCAGAGTTACGCTCAACGCCACCCTCCCAAGAAACACTAATAGGAATCTTAGACTTCTCCTTAACATATCTTGACTTTTCAACATTAATGACGAAATCATATCCTGTAACCTCAGTTCCCGTCTTATTCTGTCTACGACCAAGAATCCAGATGTTGTCTGCACTGTAATAAATCCCTGTGCCTCCACCAACGATATCCTTCGGGAATAGACCAATTTCTTTATAAGTGTGGTTGACGGCAAGCATCGGAATGTTCTTCATAGTTAGGTACGGTGTACTCATTCTGAACAAACCTTTAAGCGCTTTAGCACGGGACATATCTGCCACCGACTTCTCGTTAATCGCATCTTCTAGTTCTTTCTTGGATGCGAGATTGCCAATTGAATCGATAACAATAATTACGTCATCGTTTCGGTCAATGTTCTCAAGTTGTCCAATTAAGTCAAACTTGAGTTCCTCGACATTGGCGATGGGTGTATGTAACACCCGTGAGGTATCAATCCCAAACTGTTCAAAGTAAGATTGGGGACTACCAAACTCACTATCATAGAACAGCATGACTGCATCCTTCTTTGCATCTAAGTACGCACCCGCCATAAGCAGTGCGAAAGATGTCTTGAAGTGCTTACTGGGGCCTGCTAACACAGTTAGGCCAGGCGTGACACCACCGTCAATACTTCCTGCCAATGCAACGTTCACCATAGGAACACTGGTTGGCACCATATCTTTTTCTGTGAAGAACTTACTCTCCGACAGTACTTCCGTTGTTTTTATCTTGCTGTTTTTCTTCAGCTTGTCCATCATACTTGACATTATTTGACTCCTCACGTTCGTCTAGTTCATATTTATTTCTGTAATTGTTGTTTATAGTAACACACTTTTCAATTAAAGTCAAGTCAGTATCAAACAAAGTGAATGCTTTTGTATCCTTGGGAAAACAGGCACCACCATAACCACGTTTACCATCATAACCAGGCACACGTGTATGACCGATACCAATTCTCTCATCCTTACCAATCGCATTAGCAACCGTGGGGAAGTTACAACCAAACTTCTGAATCGCATCATAGAGTTGGTTGAAGAACGTTACCTTAGTTGCAAGGAATGAGTTCACACCATACTTCACAAACGCAGCCTCAGGGCCAGACGTAAAGAGATACTCGGATGCGGTACATAAACTATACACATCATATAACTGTGCAAGACCTTGACATGCGTCAGGGTGGCCACCGATTACGTGATATTTAGCATTAACAAACTGTTCCTTCGCATTTGACTCAGTCAAGAACTCAGGGTTGATAGTTAGTCGTTTGATGTCATCCTCAAATACGGACGAATATAAACGGTCAACAATGTCTGGAGTAATTGTTGATTTGACAACAACACCACCTTCGGTATGTTCCAATAGTTTCAGAGCGGCATCTTCTACAATTGATGCATCAACAAATCCACTTTCTGCCATTGGTGTTGGGGCACAAATAAATGATACATGAGGTTGCCAATCAACTAGGTCATCAATAGTTGTCCCATATTTCGGGTCAACATAAAACTTCTCAATTTCTGGATGGGTAAATGCGTAGTCCACCGCACCACCAACAAATCCATGTCCAACAATACCAATCTTTAATTTAAGGGCAACTTCCTGTGGAATTCCATTGGGGTCAACATTTCTCGAACCCTTTGGATATTCATATCCATCACCACCATCTACCCATTCTGCTTCACTCATTAATTTACTCCGTAATATTCTTTGTACCATCGAACGAATGCGTCAACACCCACCTCAATGTTTACTTTGGGTTTATATCCAAGTTCTCTTATTTTTGCTGTGTTACTAAATGTTTCTAGTGTATCAGCGGGATGTCGAGGAGCGAGAACCACGTCTGCCTCTCTTCCTAGTTCTTTACTTATGCACTTAATAAAATGCATCAATTCAACTTGTCTACCTCTACCGATATTATAAATTTCGTTCGGATTAGTATTAGTAAACATTGCAATCTTAATACCCTCAATGATATCACCGATATAGGTAAAGTCACGCTTCATCTTACCATAGTTAAATGCCTCGATAGGGTTACCCGCAACAATATTCTTAGTAAAATCAAACAGTGCCATGTCAGGTCTACCCCAAGGCCCATATACGGTAAAGAAACGTAGACCTACATTGTTTAGACCAGATATTTTAAACTGACATTCATTGACATACTTTGAGTATGCATATGCATTCAACTGGTGTCCTGTGACTTCGTCTTCTACCCAACCTGTTGCTGGAATTGGTGTACCACCATATACAGAACTGGTTGATGCATATACAACCTTAGCGACATCATACATCTTACATACTTCAATAAGATTCTGAGTAGCATCAATATTATCTTTGTGATAAATTACTTCCTTACCAAAAGAGTCACGCACATTTGCACGTGCAGCTAAATGCATAACGATGTCAGGTCGCAGTTTATTGAATGCTTCGTCAAGAGCATCAAAGTCTTTTAGGTCGCAGTTAAAAACTTGGTGACCAAAATACTGTACTCTATCATGTTTCAATAAAGGGTCATAGAAATCATTAAAGTTGTCCAATCCAACGACATCAAACCCATCATCCAATAGTGTATCTGCAAGGTGACTACCGATAAAACCAGCCGCACCTGTAATTAAAATTCTCATACTTTCACCACACCGTGATTCTTTTTGATAGCGTACTTACTATCTGTAGGTACACATCTTGTCTCTAATACTTCTTTTATATAGTCCTTAAACATCTCTGCTCCCTTCAACCCATGAGAGGGCGGATACAAATTGTCTTCATTTTCCATAAAGAAGATACACATCATTGCAACATCACGAAATGCAACTGCTTGACCTTGATACAAAAGTATCTTATCTTTCTCGGACTTACGTCCCTGTACTACTTCCCATTTCTTAACCATTACGATATATGTACTCCAATGCTCTGTCTGCCTCTTTATTAAGTGGTCGGTTTTCATACCAGTTACCAGTTTCCAAGTCCAACTCAGAACACATCTGTGCAATCTGAGATGAGGAAATGGGATAACCTTTTGAGATTGCGTTACCAGCCACCGCAATCATAATCTGATACATTTTATGATACCACCCAGTGTTAGTAATCGCACGATATTCGTTCTCCAACTTTCTTGGGAAGAACGGACAGTCACGATACGATGTCCAAGTAATATCAGTATTGTCTAGTGAATTCTTACGATGTTCCATCACCGCTTTCTGTAACTCAGGTGGTAACCTATCCATAAAGGTTCTGCCCTGCGGTTCAACAAACGAATACTTGTCCATCAACATATCAGGGTCAAGATGTACACCCTCGTTGGTAAATATGAAACTATATGCGTCAGGATATTGTGCGGGGACATAATACATCCGTGACAAATCTTTTGTCTGTTTATCTCCCAATCCATCAAATTGTTTGTTCATAGAGAACCAGAAGTGTGGTAAGTCTTTTCTATCCACCTTTCGGGTCAATGGGAACACTAATCTAAACTTAGGTTGTTCAGTCTTAGATGATGCGGTATTGTAACACACATAGTAGAATCGACCATACCTTTCCTGTAGTTGTTGTTTTAAGCACTCAACAGGACTGCGAGTGGTATCACTATGTACAACATAATCATCAACGTCAAGACAAGCCCAACCACCCCACGAAGAAACATTTTTATTAGACCTAGTAGTAACATCGTAGTAACTAGCAGGACTGATAAGAGGACTACTATCTCTACCACCTTTTCTACCCTCCCTATTGGATAAATCATATAATAACTTTTCAAACTCAGTCCACGACTCGAAGACCATACGCCGATGGGTCTGGTTGTCAAACGTGTTCTTGAATATTGTAAGAGAATATTTCATTGTGTATATAATAACATAACGTCCTTTAAAAGTCAAGCACTATCCGAAGAAATCCTCTAACGATGCTTGAGGTTCAGCTGACCAACCAACCGCAGTCAATATAGGTTCTAGGGGGTCAAGAAAGGTCTTGGAGAACATCTTGTCATAGTCCACATATCTATCCAACGCAAGTTCACGAGGCAAGTTAACAGGATATGAAATAATGTTTTCTTTGATAGGATTGGGTGTCTTGAGATAGACAAACTTCACCTTCTCACCATTTTTGATGGTTTCATAACGAGAGATGTCTTTGGTGTAGTGATTGTATAATAACGCACCACGCACATGAATGGGCGTACCCTTCTTGTAAATAACCTTACGGTCTGCCCACTTCTTAACATCACTCACTCCACGAGGGAACGAGATATCTTCGGCAGGTAGGGAAGAGAATTCATTACGGAATTTAGTAATGAACGATTGCGTCTCAGTCTCAGTACCCTTCACCAGTATGCGGAACATCTCCTTCATCTTATCACGCACAACCATGGGAGTGGATGACTTAATAGCTTCGATACCCATCATCTTGAGTTTTGGTTCTGCATACTGAACACCCTCAGAGTTGTGGACATTCAAGATGTATCGTTTCTTTGCAACCCAGATACCACGGTCAGCAATCACCTCACGACCCATCTCCATACGATTCACATATGCATTAGTATAGTCAGCAAGGTCTTGGTAGGTTTTCTTTAGAACGTCTTCGAAGTGTTCCGAAGAAATCTTATCAAGAAACTTCACGGGGTCTTTGGGGTTAAACTTCTTGACTAGTTCACCCATGTTAATATAAAGAGAGTCAGTGTCAATCGCAATAACGTAGTCAACATCGTCTGACGAGAGAAGTTTGTTCATCTCTCTGTTGACTGTTCGTTCTGCCCATTTGATTGACAACTGACCCGCAAGAGTAATAGACTCAGCAACCCGTTGGTCAAAGTATCTGAACCATCGATTACCCAATGCACCATAGAGACTGTTCATAAGAATCTTGATGGACATTTGTTGGTTGTCTAGGGTCGCAATCTTATTAGACAAGGCCTTGGTGGGAGTCTGTTCATATTCTTGTTGCGCTTCCAACATCGCCTTCTTAATTTGTCTACGTTCACTATAGTACTGTCGAATCACACTAGGAATGATACCTTCTCTATCTTTACTGAAACGAACACCGCTTGGTGCAAGAGCATAGTTAGGGTCAGTCTCAGTCACACCACGTAACATATGTTCTACCGAAGTATGCACCAGACCATCAACCACAGTTTCGGGCGACATATTGTATTGAACAATAATCATAGGATACAGGGAGTTCAGGTCGAACGAGGTAACCCATTCATGGGAACCGACTTGTGGTTCTTTCACATAACCACCAGCATAGTCACCTTTGGGTTTCTCAATCTTTGGGGGAACTACGGTTTGTTGATTATACAAAAGGCGATAGATGATACTATCCCAAATTGCGGTAGTACCCAGAACATCTTCATAGTTCACACCACCACGATAAGCCATAGTCATAGCAAGAGTCAGGATACCCAACTTCTCTTCTAGTTTATCAACAAGTTCAACGTCTTTGATGTTGTAGTCAATAAACTTCTGATAGTCATTTTTATAGAGTGTGTGTAGGTTACCGTGTTCTTCATAAGATAGTTTGCGTTCACCCAGAACAACATTTGCGATATGGTCGAGTCGATAAGACTCTTGTTGACCTAGAGTGTTGTAGGTAAACTTCTTGAATAGGTCATAGTAATCTAGTTGTGCGATACCCATAATGTCATAGGTCTCGGTTTCGTTCATACCAAACTTGTTTGCACGAACTTTACGTGCATTGACCACACCCCACGGAGAGAATCGTTTGACCGACTCTTCACCGATAACTTTTCTTGTTCTGTTAACAAGGTAGGGAATATCAAACCCCTTCGTATTCCAACCAGTAACTACATCAGGCGAACCATGATTCTGCCAGTAACCGAGGAAGGACTCAATCAGTTGCAACTCTGTGTCGCATTTATTATAGATTGTATTCTCGGCAGGATTATAATCACCCAGGCCCCAGACACGGAAGAAGTCTTCCTTACTGGATTTTGTGCAGATAGAGATGATAGGATAATCTGCCTTATCAGGTTCAGGAAATCCCTCATCCGAAGCAACCTCGATGTCGATAGTCGATACGACAATCTGGTCACGATTGAAGGTGATATCACGGGGGAATTGTTCGGTGATGTATTGGTTGATGAAGTTATTCATACCATATACTTTCATGGTAGGAACATGTTGATACTGCTTGATGAAGTCGGTGGCATCCCGCATAGAGTCAAACTCAATGGGGGCAACTGCCTTACCATCAAGGGTCTTCCAAGGGGACAGTGTACCCTTAGATGGTGTTTGTGATGACACATATAATGTTGGTTTAAACGGAACACGTTTCTTAACACGTTCTCCGTCTTGGTATCCCCGATAGAATATGGAGTTACCGAATCTTTCTACAGACGTATAGAATTTCATAGTTTACCTCATGATTTAATGTTCATTATACACCAGTGAACAGAGAAAGTCAATCAATAACTTTAAAATCTTTGTGTCTTTCCCATAAAAGTTCGTTTGCTTTTCGGTGGTCTTGAGTAATACCCCAAGACTTTGATATAACTTGAGTGGACGCCAGTTTAAATGGTGCATTCCTCACTGGAAAATTATATGTATTAAATAGTTCTTCGCTGGTTTGTCCGATATTGACATTTCCACTTGGGTCATGGGACATCCACGTATATCGTCCCCAGTCCTTTCTATTGTTTGACAAATATGTTTTTACCAGTCTCTCCACACATCCATATGGGCCACCATTCAATGGGAACGCTTGGTTTACTAACAAGTCATTCATAAAGATGGCAGCTGGTCGTGAGAAAGAATAACAAGACATGAACAGACCATGATTTGCATATGATAACCCATGTTCCATAGTAAAGTCAAACTGTCTCTTGAACTCGTCCACATCTAATAGATATGAATCGTGTTCCATTACATAGAACCTTGAACTACTCTCTGCTCGTTTCTTGATGAGTTGCCAATGAGATATATCACCCGCCCTTTCACTTGGTGAAGCCATAAGTTTCGCATCTACTTGTAGGTGGTGTTGTAACGGCCGCCAGTTATAGAGAGGTTCTAATTCTGATATTGTATCGGGAGTATAACACTGAATGACTTCAATGTCAAGGATATTTTGTTTTGACCAAGATTCTAATGCAATCTCCGTGTATCTCACAGAGGTTGGATTGTTTAGGTCTGCAATCATGTATGCTTTCATAACAATATATAGGGGACAGTTTCCCGCCCCCCATAACTTTTAGAGCAGTGGTTGTAGTGCAATTACCATCATCCAGATGGTGCCTGCAAACAACCCGAACTCTAACTTAGCATCGGTTGTCATTTTATTTCCTCGCAATTAAGTGATTTTAATTGTACGAGGCTGCTTCTCTTTTGGGATTTCCGTCTTCAATGTGACTGCAAGGATACCGTCTTTTAGTGAAGCACCAGTTACTAGAACATACTCAGAAAGTCTGAAGTGTCTCCTGAACGCTTTTGTAGAGATACCTCTGTGAATAATTTCACGGTCTCTAGATTCGTGTGTACCACTAATGGTTAACGAGCGTTCTTTTTGTTCAACACTTATTTCGTCCTGTGTGAATCCCGCAACGGCTACTTCGATAACGAACTCGTCTTCACCCAGTTTCACAATATTGTGAGGTGGGTAATGGTCGTTAGCGTGTTTGGTTGCGTATTCCAGTTCGTTAAATAAATGGTCGAAACCAATGAATGCTGAACGTGGGAAAAGTGATTTACCTACTTTTAGATTTGTCATGTTGCTTTATCTCCTATATTAATTTAGCAAGATGGACGTGAACCCGATTAACGGCATTCACGTATGTGAGAACAATTCTCACACTACTATATATAAGGATTAATTTCTTTAATTCAAGCCTTATATAAAAGTTTTTGGGTCACAGTCAGGGTCGCTTTCAAACCCGAATGAGAATGTCACCCTTGATACAGATGGTTCAAGATGATGCCATGTACCTCTTGGTATGAAAACACAATCGCCTGGCTTCATGACCTTTGTTTCATCGCTGTTCCTTGGTTCTTCATCTTCACCGATAGTTATCTTACATTCACCGATTACTTGAACCAAGAAGACATCCATACTGTCTTTATGTCTTGGGTATGAACCAGAGAACTGACCAAAACCAACAAACGCAATGTTCGTGATTTGGGGATGTCCCTTTTCATACGTGTCTTTCTTTGGAGCGGGTTCTACAAAAACCGTTTCCATTTCCTTTACAATATCTTTTGTAAATTGAGGAGCAGAAGGTCTTCTATGAAATGAGTTTAGACCGAGTCGTTGTTTCTCACGATTCCAGTCATACATTTCTTGAGGATGTGTATCAATAAGATGCATGATTTCTGGCCAACCATAACTAATATCTATGGTTGTCCACCAATATTTCTTATTACGAATATCCTCTAAACGTTCCGCAAATCCAATCATTTGTTTCCGATATTATACTTGGGACAGAGTTCCCACTCATCCTTGTCTTTATAGCCAATAATCTTAATTTGTCGTAAAGGCGCACAATCAACACACACCTCTTTGTTTTGAATCTCAACCAGTCCCCAGTCGGATAACAATGTTGCTATAGTATTTCTACGTGCAATATCACTGTCTTCTAGGTTGGATTTCTTACCATCCAACATAAACAACTCTTTGAAATGGACAATATAGTAACGTCCTTGTTTATGCAAGATATGACATGATTGGAATAGTTTTTGTTCTTTGCGTGATGCAACACCTATACGAGTTAGGGTCTCACGCACTTTGAGGAAGTCATCGGGTTCAGCTAGAGTAATCTCTAGCATTTGCACAGGACTCCATGATATTAAGTTATTTTCTTCCACCTTTGTTCACCTTTTCTTTTATTTCTTTTCTTTGAGAAGGCGAGAGAAGTGGCAGGATTTGCCGTGCTTTTTCATTACTATATCCATAATATTCTTTCACCGACTCAAGGTCATTTTCTAATTCAGGTTTTACCCACTTGGAGAAACGTTTTCGTTTCCTAACTATATTTATAAGAAACTGATATTGTAGACGTGAGTCTAGGTGGTGATACTTATTCATCTCATTTGCAATAACAACCGTATCGGAAAAGTAAGATAGAGAACGATTAACCATAAAGGAGTTATAGGCCTTCTCGTCATCAGGAGTTACCATGATGTCTTTTTTGGATAGGTTGATACTGTTTACATAATTAAAAGGATTCACTAAATGCTCCAAGGTAAATCGTCAGGGTCGGGTTTGTTTTCGGTGTCGATTATAATACCACACTTCTCAAGAAAAGTCAACCCTTCGTCTGATTTATAGTTGTGTCCATAGACAACTCTTGAGATTCCCGATTGGTGGATGAGTTTGGCGCAGTCGAGGCATGGGGCGCAGGTTGTGTAGAGAACTGCACTCTCCGCCGACTCTGTTGACTTCGCAACCTTTGCAATCGCATTCGTTTCCGCATGTAACACCTCGTCTTTAGTTTTTAGTTCTTTAGTAAGATAGGATGCCCCCTTTGAAAGGGTTTTCCAAGTTCTATATTCGCAATTATTATCCCAACCACTAGGCATACCATTATATCCAATGGAGATAATTCGGTTATCTTTTACAATAACAGCACCAACTTTCATACGTATCGCAGAAGACAACTTTGCATAAATCTCTGCGACTTGCATATGTGCAATATCCCACTTATCCAAAATCTAACTCCATCTGCTTTGGCACCCACTCATTATTGACTTTAGTTAGTGCAATGGGTTGATGGTTAATGGGCTCTTTTGTTTCAGGAACAACAATAACATATGAACCGTCACCTTTATGTACTCGGTTACCAAGCTCGTCTGTTGTTAGACAATCTTTAATCTTGTCATTATTACGTAGATACTTAATCATTTAGAATCTCCGCAATGTTTGGAGGGAAGTACCCTTCTGGTTTCATAATCTTCCCGTTCTCATCCCTAACAGCAACCCCATCGGGGAACTTAGACATGTTAGAACGTTTAACTTCTTCCCAAATATCATTGAAATCCATATCTAGAGTAGAGGCCATACCCATGATGACCCACACCATATCCGCAAGACCGTCCGCAACTTCTACACGGTCACCGTGTAAGAATGCCTGTTTGGTCTCCCAAAACTCTTCCTCAATTAAATCCATATACAGATTTGCTTGAGCGCTCTCCATCCCACCATGGTCAGGAACTTCATGTCCACCAACCACCATAAACTTTTCTACGTCTTCTTGATAACTCATAATAAATTCCAACCATGATTTGCTATTGCGTTTAATATAATAAAGATACATGTTGCCATGTGTGTCAACCACCAAATAGTTCTAATGATGGCTACGGTATCAGCTTGTCGGTCAGTCTCTCCGACCTTCTCTCCGAGCGACCTCGCCCAAATCCTCCACCACTTTTTCATTGTCTTCTCCATACCTACCACGGGTTCTATTCCCGTCACCGTTGAGTTCGGTGAGGTCTTGTTGAACTTCTTTAAAAGTTCTTTTTTCCTTAACGATTGCACATTGAGTTTCCACTTACCTATTCTTCCGTGTCATGACTTCCCTTATATTTATAATATTCTTCCAGTGTGTATTCAAAAGTGTTCCACATTAATTGAAACTTAACGTCAGACATTTCTTTGACACCAATTAAAATATTTATAAGTCTATCTTGATGTTCGGGGTTCATACCAATGAAGAAGGGGTCATCACCAACATATTTAATCAAGGTATCAAGTTCATCAACGATGCCCCATGATTTCATGATGTCTTCCTCTAGTTTCTGAATTGTATTACGTTTATACATTACTTTGACTCCCTAGTCTGTAATTCTACTTGCATACATTTTCTTAGGACTGGAGACACATTCTTCATTTCTACTACAGCCTCAAGGTGTCCTGTTTCCATTTCTGCAATAGTCCTATACTGCAATGGTTGGTCACCATTGATACCGTATGTTCCCCACGTCAGTAGTTCACGTTGTCGTTCATGGGGCGCATCGTCATACTCACACAGGTCTATCTGGTCTGCATGGGCAGACCGTCTTACATAATCAAGACCACCATCGACCATATATTGTTTACCGTTGGCATCTTCATAAGTCACGTAGTCATGACGGCTACGTGATTCAATAACAGTACCATCGGGTGTTTGTAATGCATTACGGATAAGGTTCATTACACAAACTCCACGTTTGCCATGCATTCTGTTAGACATGCAACAAGGTTTAATTCATGGTCAGCCACAAACGCATTCTTGTATTGATAATCAGCAAGGATTAGTACAAGTTGTGGAATAGACGCAGGAACGACTTTACCGTCCATTGAATCATAGATACCACGGAAGATTGCGGCTGGTTCAGCATCTACATTGTTGACAACCCACGAACGCATCTTCTTGAAATCTTTGTTCTTTAGTGATAGGAAAAGGTTGTTATAGTTACCATTTGCGTCATTTATGATAACTTTAGTATCCAATGACCCAGAGATAGAATGACGTTGCGCTTCGTTAAGAACACGTCTCCAGTCGGGTGCATACTTACTAATCAGTCCCGCAATGGTATCATTATTGTATTTGATACCCTCACCATCTAGGATGATTTGTAGTCGAGTCATAAACTCACCACACAACCCAGCCATTTGTTTCTTAGAAGTGTTGAACTCATACACACTACAACGAGAGTGTAGGGGTTCGATTACTTTGTTCTTGAAGTTGCACGTTAGAATGAATCGACAGTTCTGAGAGAACTCTTCGATGAATCCACGAAGTGCGGGTTGAGTTGACTGTGCATTAAGGTAGTCTGCCTCATCAAGGATTACAACCTTGTAACCGCCAGAAAGGGAGACGGATGAGGCAAACTGTTTAATCTTTCCACGAAGGGTATCAATGTTACCCTCCTCAGAACCGTTGATGACAATATAGTCAATGTTCAGTTCGTCACAGATTGCACGTGCAATCGTGGTTTTACCAGTACCCGCAGTACCAGTAAACATCATGTTAGGAATTTCCCCAGTGTCCACAATCTTTTGAAATGTGTCTTTGAGGTTTTGATTCAGAACCGTAGTTCCGATTAGTCGGGGTCTATACTTCTCGACCCATAAGAATTCTTTAGACATGTCGTCTCCATAATAAAATAAGTGTTTCTAATAATGTACATTGTACACTATATGAAACAAATTGTCAAGAAAATTCGGGGGTGGAAAGGAAAGGAACTCTCACACCCCCACGTCACTAGAGTCGCAACGTTTTTATTCAGAATCGACGCCTTGGTCAGATTGATACTCTTCGCAGAGTTGAATAATCTGAACTGCTTGGTCACGCAGTTGTCCAATAGTGGACAGTTCCTCACCTTTAAATCCACCTCGTTGGACTACAGTATCAATTACTGCAACCGTTGAACGAGACACTCGGTTTCCGAGTTCGTAGATTGAAGAGTGGTCTTTTTGTGTTTGTGCTTTAGCCATCTTTATGCTCCGTAATTAGATGATTTTTCAAGTGCAATAAAGTATTCAATCGTAGATTGTTTACTCGTGAACTGAGAAATAAGTTTCGAACTGATACCTACTTCAAAGTCTTCGTTGACAACTTTTATGTTACCAACATTCATGATGAAGTTAAAATCAACTCCTTCAGGATATGTACCCTCTACGTCAATAGAGAATGCGTTACTCGTTGCGTCCTTACTGTCAATGACAGATAGTCGAACCGCACCAGTCACGGGTGTGATGGAAATTTCATCATGACCCAAGGCAGCTGCAGCACGTTTTACTTTACCCAACGTATCAGTATCTAGGGTAAACTTAACTTCTGCTTCTGGCATAGTAATGTTCTTGCCAGGCGATGTTAACATCTCAGGGTCAGAGAAGAAATACTTCACCGAAGAACGACCAGTCGAATCACCCACAACAACATAGTCATTTTCGAACTTGAGACGGGGCGAATCCACCAATGACAGTACATTCAAGAATTCTGTCAGGTCGTAGATACCAAACGATGTTGGGAACGATTCGTTGAGTTCAGCAGTTGATAGTACATTACGTGCAACTGAAATAGTCTTCAGTGTGTTACCTTCCGTGATAACGATGTTGGGGTTAATAGTAGAGTAGTTCTTGAGAACACTCATTGTAGCTTGGGATAATTCCATAATATATTCCTCTCGGTTTCTAATTTATAAAGTGTATGATACCATACGTTTCAGTTAAAGTCAAGTCTTTATTTTACTAAAGTTCTTTTCTTTTACGAACTCAATTTTACGATGGAAATGTGCATCTTCGAGTTCACTCTTGTGAGAGATAACAAACACGTTGGTATCCTCACCCAGTGTTGATATAATCTTCATGAGGTTTTCAATACCCTCTTCGTCCAGAGATGAATCAAAAGTTTCATCAAGGACTAGTAGATTGGTCGCAACACTGTTCTTCATCTTTGCAATCTGTCTCCACGTAAATAGTAAGGACAAGTCAATCCGTTGTTTCTCACCCTCAGAGAATGAGTCATACGAAAAGTTATCACGATGTCTTGAACGAATAGTCTCAACGAAACTTTCATCCAAATCAAAGTGTACAAAGAAGTCTAGAATCTGTAGGTACTTGTTAGTCAACTGATTGATGACAGGTAAGTACTGTTTAATAATCTTGGTCTTAATACCAGTGTCTTTTAACAACTCTGCATACACTTGATTGTATGAGTGTTGTTCATTGAGTTTATACTTACCATCTTGTAGTTCTTCTTTACTGGTACGCAGTTTCTCTAACTCAGCATTAGCCTCAGATAGGTCACCAGACTCATTATCAATACGAGACATCTCATCATTGAGTGTGTCAATGTTACGATTGATTGTTGCAATCTCTTGACTGTTTGCATTGACTTGACTCTGCCATTCATAGATTGCATCACTCTGTTCTCTGAGTTCGTAAATCAGAGCATCTAGTTTTGACTTGTCGTTCTCATACATCTCCAAAGCAGTACCGATAGTACCAGCTTTAGTTTTACACATACCTAAGTGATACTGTTTTAATGTATTGTCAATATCTTGGTCACATGTCGGACACTTATCATTGGTCTCAAAAAACTTTGCCTGTTTGACCACATCCTTCTGCTTCGCCTTGAACCCAGCACCAAACTCATCTAGTTTCTGTAACTTATCGATTGCGGTTTTAGTCTGTGTCTTAATATCAGGAGATTTTGACGTAATGTCTTCGGTGAGTTTGTTGTTCTTATCATTAAGAATTCGAATGTTTTCCTGCAAGGACTTGATATTCGACAACTTCTCCTTCTTCTGATATGTAGTAATCTCACTCAAGTCACGTAGATACTTCTTCTGTGCATTAATCTTAGTCTCAACGATATTCAAGTGATGACTATTATCGGTCATCTGGTTTTTTAGAATAGACATTCGCTCTTTCAATAGTCCGTTCATCTTGGAGAACATGTTGATGTCAAGTAGGTCTTCAATAACCTCACGTCTAGAACCACCAGTCAATTGCATGAAAGGTACAAAAGAACTAGACCCTAACACCACAATTTGGTGGAATGATTTGTGAGATAACATAAGAATATTCTTCTCAAGCATAGACTGATATTCTTTTGCGTGAGAGTCTTGGTTGACCATATTACCGTCAACCCAGATTTCAAACTTGTTGGGCTTGATACCACGGATAACCTTGTACTGTTTTTTACCGACCGAGAACTCAACCTCGACCAGCGTACCCTTACCGTTGATTGTATTGATTAGTTGGTTTTTAGATATCTTTCGATGAGGTTTGCCAAATAGACCAAATGACAAAGCATCCAACATGGTGGACTTACCTGCACCATTATGTCCTACCACTAATGTAGTCGGAGTCTTATCGAAACTGATATCCGTAAAATTGTTTCCTGTTGACAGGAAGTTCTTAAATCTAAGTTTTTGGAAATTTATCATGGTGTAATAATATCACATTCATCAATTAAAGTCAAGCTGTTTTGTTTCCCATTCTCGTACAACATTTTTATTGTACACTTTACTAAATACATTGAAAGGTATATGTTCATATCCATTTACCCTTTCTAACATAGTCCCGTGGTAGTCCATATTACATGCCACATAGATTATACCGTCATGCATTCTACTGTCAGTTGATGTACAGATATAATCTGCATCAATCATCTTCATGGTTCGGGACACAAACCAAGAAGTAATATTGTATTCTTTACTGTTTACTGCAAGTCTGGATATCTCATAGAACTTAGTGTAGTCGGAATAGTCACACCCGTAATACCAACGTAATGCGTTATTGCCATTGAAGATGGGACAATACGAGGTGTATTGAATTGCACCGACTAGAATATCTTTATCGTAAAGACCGTAGTATTTGTATTCACGAACTCTCTCATCATGTTCATCGTATATTTTACCCAGATAATGATGACGAACTATTATTGATTTAGCATCATCATATCCAATCTCATCTACAGTAAAGTCACTCTTCAAGACCACACCAGTTACACGGACTACCTGATTCGACACCTAATAAGGTATCCTCAACCAGACAATAGTGTTCCCAGAAAGTTGGTTTCTTCTTACGAAAGATGTTGTCATAGTTATCACGGTACTCTTCTGACGTACCCTTGGTAACTATACTATCACCAGTAATATCATTCTTTGTTGCCATTATACAATCTCCATAGATTGGGCCTCGTTCATCAAGTGAGAGAGTTCTTTCTTGATACGTCCTTTATCTAGGTCGGTTGTAACATTGTCAACGTAATCATATACAAGTGTTTCGGTATCGTCAACATTTATGTTATCGTCCCCTACATTCTCACCAGTGAACTCTTTGAAGTCTTCCGCAATCTTCAACTCATGAATCTTCTGTGATTGTACACGGTCAATGAATCGTTCAAAATCATATGGGTCACCCTTGTTGATAACGATGACCTTTACGAACTTGTTATCAAGATAAGCGAGGTCTTTGAACTTATTCATGTTCTCATGGTCATAGTAAATCTTTTCGTAGATACGAATAGGATTGCGAACCGCAGTAAGTTCTCGTGTCTCGGTATCAAAGACGTGAAAGTGTTTGGGGTCATCACAATCATTCCAGAAGAACTCCATCTGCGAACCAAGATAATGAATGTTGTCCATACTAGACTTGGCGTGGAAGTGACCAGTCAGAACCATATCGAACCTGTCGAAATGCGACTTACTCATACCATCCATACACACTTGACCACGGGCCATTTCGAATCCTTGTAACTCTAAGTGTGCGCCCACAAGTGTTGCTTTTGTTGTCTTTAGAAACTCAAGCGTTGCTTTTTCATTCTCTGGATTAATCCAAGGAATCAATGCAATCTCTGTACCGCCATAGTTCATCACTGTTGGTTCCATAATAAGATTCACTTCATTCATATAGTGACCTTGGAGTTCTTTCAGTGCGTTCAACTCATTGGTGTTCTTATAGTATACGTCATGATTGCCTGGAATGATGTCCATCGTGATACCATGTTCACGCATAGGTTCTAAGAACATCTTACGATTGTGTTGTAGTGCCTTGAAGTTGATTGTCTTACGGTTATCGTAGTAATCACCAAGGTGTAAAATTTGTTTAATATCGTTCTCAATCAAGTATGGAAAAAACACTTCTGCATAGAAACGTTCTTGATAATCCATAAAGATATCAGATGAATTTCGACAACCTGCATGGGTATCGTTTAATATAGCTATTTTCAAAGTTGTGTACCTTTACTTATTCATTTGCACATCATACCATCCTTGGCATAAAATGTCAAGTGTCTATGAAGTCACCCAAGTCAGAGTCTACCTTTACAGTTCTTCTCTTGCGTTCCTTCTTAACGATTTCTTTCCATTCTTTATCTTTGTCTTTAATTTCATCAATACGAAATCTAAGTTGGTCAACGAATGCAGCAGCAACTTGATTTGATTGTGCGTCACCCAGTTCATTATCAAGGAAGTTCTCAACACCAGCCCGTTCCATGTACTTCATCTTGATATCTTGTTGTTTCTTTTCTTTCTCAATCCTACGTAAGAATGCGAACCACGAAATCTGTGTGAAGTATGCAAACGCATTAGGTTTACCTGTACGAGTTGCAGCTTCAATATTATAGTTTTCGATTGCCTTGAGACAGTTCTCTACCGCATCCATTACCATTTCTTCTCGATAGGTATATCGGACAAAGTTTGCCTTGTGTGACAGACCCTCACAGATTTTTAGAAAACATGTTGCAATATAATCAGGAACGATAGGTAACTTGTACTCATTCTTCTTTGCTTCCTGCACGGTTGTGCAATAGTCCACAACTGCCTGTGAGAACTGTGCGTTATTCACATAGTGTGGTTTATCTTTTGGTTTAATCTTTGTCATTGTAATTTTCCATTTTATATCTCAAGTTACTGCTTGATAGGTTGTGATGTCTACTATTATAGTGTATTTGGATGTAATTGTCAAGCGCATAATCCTTTCCAGTGAAATCTTTTTCTCTATATTCCTCACCAATGATACGAACATTAAAGTTAATTAACTGCATAAGCTTTAGTAAATCTTCTTCAGACTCATAAGGAATTATCTCATCCACGTATTTACAACCCGCAATTTGGAGATGTCTCTCCGCAATAGACTGTAGGGGTTTGTTCTTTTCTGGTCTATCTACAGACGGGTCAGTCTGTAATCCGACTATTAGATAGTCACACACAGTCCGTGCTTCTTTAAGCATAGCGACATGACCAGCATGAAACAGGTCAAAAGCACTACAGGTGAATCCGATTCTTTTTAAATTAGGGCTTGACAAAATTTGTTTTCCATGATATAATTAGCTTAGCGTTCGGGGAGGGTTGGATACTACTGTTCCTGCAACACAATATCGGTGACCTTTGAATGGTAATGATACTGTTTCATGTATCAAATGACTTCTAAAGATAACTAATTTCCCATGTTCAATTTCTAGTTCATAATCTAATGTTGGAAAATATAAATTAGAACACCCCTCTGGTGGGTCTATGTAATAACAAAATGACCACGTAGTTGGCCAATGGTCATGTGGTGTAGTAATTTCTCCACTAACCGACCGTGTTCCCCACATAACGTTACAGTACTGTGATTGTATATATGATTCATTCCAAACTGGTCTTTCATTTCGTGAATGATGACCCCACCACTCTAACTGTATCTCTTCAGAAGATTCTTTACAAAAGTCTTCTACGATTGTTTGTAATCTTTGAAACTCAGGATACTTTAAAAGACTTAGAGTACAATCCGCTTTCACATTAGTTGTATGATTAGTTTGGTCGCCAATAGTATCAATGCGGTTAACTATCCTCATATTCATATCTTCATCATCAATCATCTTGATACAAATATAATCATCATGTTCATTACGAAGTTTAATCATTAGTGTATTTTGGTCGGGTCTATATTAGCAAACAGATTAATAACATTACTTCCACTATCAACACCCCTCATAAACTCTTGCATACCAACCTTCCCTTTGGGTAAAGGTTTAGTTTTAAACTTTTCGGCATGTTCCCGTTCTCTAACTTCATTTAATTGATTCATGTCCTTGACAGCTTCATCATATTGTACAATTAGAGTTTCAGGTGGCCATGCGATACCAACAACAGTGTTTGTGTTGAGAACAAGAATATCTTCAGAACTTTCTTGATATATCATCCATGGTCGGAATGAGTAGTACTTTGTCCCATCGTCACCTTGTTGCATGACCAATCGCATTGCTTTTCTGACTACGATTTCAAGGTTTTCTTCGTCATTCCAGTGCATGATTTCACATACAATTTCTTCACCCGAAGATAACTTAAACTGTCTTAATTCTGTATCAACTTCTTTCATTTTAAATCCAATTTATATATGTTGTAGGGGAACTGTTCCTTAGTATATATCTTAATTCTTTCTGCGCTGTGTCGCAGTGTAAAGTTCTTATGAGACTTGATGTGCATATCATCCGCAATATCATATAACTTGGTCACAGAGCCATCGTCAGACTTCCTCAGACCACGCCCTATCGATTGTAACACCTTAACTTGACTCTTACTAGGGGATGCAAATACTATATTATGCAAATTCCTAATATTAATACCAGTACTGAAAGTGCCCAAACTAGCAACAATAATTGCATTCTTTTGTCCTTCTACGATACCACGTATCTGTTCACGGTCTTTTGTCTCGACTTCACCACTCACATAATACACTGGTCGGTCACCCGCTTTATCCTTAATCATATCAAATAAAGGTTTACCATGTTTCTCTACGAACTGAAACATGACCAGAGTATTACCTTTTTGGTCTAATGCAAGATTACTTATAAGTCTATTACGACTCTCATTGGTGACAATATAATCCATCTCTTCTTGATAGGTCTTGTCCTTCATCATGTGGCACACATCATTATGGTAACGCAGTAACAGGACAGATATATCTAATTTTGCCAGTGTACCCTTCTCTTGCAAGTCCTTGGTTGCGGTCACTCGTTTAGTCGGGCCAAAGAGTCCTTCTAATACGAGTTTGTTCGTCTCTGTACCATCTAGTGTACCTGTAGTACCGAAACGATACTCCGCATTGACACACTTGTTCATGATACCTGACAGAGACTTTGCTTTGAACAGGTGTACCTCGTCACCAAACACGCACCCCATAGTCTCGAACCATTCCTTCGGGAACTTATAGATTGACTGCCACGTAGAAATGATGATGGGTTTATCGGTGGTCTTATCCTTACCACTATAGATGCGATGCACATTGTCTGTGACATCATACCCATAGTCTTCAAAATCCTTGTACATCTGTTCTACCAGACTTGTTGTCGGAACAACGATAAGAACCTGTTTATCAAAGTTATCAAGATACCATCGTAGTAGATTATAGATGATAAACGACTTACCACTACCCGTAGGTGATAGAAGAATTGCCCGTTTCTTTTCAATACCGTGGGTTACCGCATCATATTGATAGTCACGTAGTTCGAACGGTAGGTTGAGTTCGCTTTGGAACTTAACTAGATTCTGGTGTTGCACATGATTGAATTGTGCGGGATGACCATATGCCGTCTCCTGTAGTTGGAGAGGATACATGCGGTCAGAACAGAATTTCTTCAGATGTTCGTAGAGACCCGTATTTAATTCACGGGTAATCTGATTGAAGAGTTTGATTTTACCGTCCCACTTTCTTGATTTGAAAGCCGGCATGAACTTATGGCCTGGGACATAAAATGAGAAGTAGTCTCTCAGTTCTTGGAGTTGGTGTTGGTTACAATCAACCAACATCATCGAGTGGTCTCTTAAACCAACGGTAATAGTATTAGGTAGTGTCATGCATCTATATATGCCTTACATACCTGCTTCGAAACTTCTCCATCGAATCATGTTACCAATCGTCTGGTGTCTCCAGTTAAGATTAGATACAATTTCAGTGAGAGTTTCAACAGTTGTTTTGAGGTATTGGATTCTCATCTCAGAATCCTGAATCTCTTTATCGGAGTCGTAGTAGTACTCTTTAAAGTTTTTGGTTGTTGCATTGAGGCCATCATACGGGTCATATGCCCAACCACGAGATTCAATTTCCTCTCTAGACATCTTTCCTTCGTAGTAAAGATACTTGTCCTTGAGTAGTTCCTTCTGTTTAAACTCCGACTTCTTCAGACGAAGTTTAGTCAGTGACAGATACTCAAGATACTTTGAGTGTAACGCAGGCGTCACACGTGAGGTTTCATCAAGTTGATGTGGTGATATTTGGGAGTCTTCTTTCCACTCCGCAAGGATGCTTTCTAAGTCAATCATAATGTATTATACCATAACTAAAGGGTTAATGTCAAACTATTGTAAATTGTGAGAACCTAAATGTTGCGTCAAAGGTAACGTAGGTTGTATCACCTTGCGTTGAATTGAATTCAATAGAACCAACTCCAGTAGGCACACAATCAAAATACTTAATCTTCTGTGTTGTGTTATTGTGACTAGACAACACATGTAATGTAACGTCAGCATATGTAGGGACTTTGGTATCTCTCTCAGATGCAGACACTTGACCGTCATTAGTAATACGAACCATCCAGTCATACATCTCACGATAGGAGGTCATGTTCTCATCAAGGATGATAGAAAACGACACTTCCGAGAATGTCATCTTATCACCAGCCAAAGGTACGGAAGTAATCCTACGTACAGGTAATTCTAGTGGAGTTAACTGTGCGCCAGGATGTGACACCGATTGACAAAAATATTCCAAGTTCGGGTATCTCGTTCTGTCAATAACAACACGAAACCCCGTAGGTTGGAGATAGTTTAAATTGGTTGTCAGTTCTTCATCTAGAATCTGAACTTTTGAATTAACTGCCATAATGTCCTCTTAATAGTCTATACTACTATTTATAAGAGTTTAATGAACGGTTTCTGATTCATGCATATTTTTTACGAGTTGGTCAATAACACCACCCCAGTACTTTTTACACCAATCGGATGTGCCACGTTGTTGTGCAACCATGGCAGCTGCGATTAATCGATGATAATCATACATTGACGATTCTCCCCTTTCCTACCCATTCGATTTCCTCGAACTTCTCTTCATAGGTTTTACCATCAACAGTAAACCCAACTTCGTGCAGTTGTTTCAAAACAAACTTCACTGCCTCTTTTGCGGTATCAAAAGAATACCACTTCAAACACTCACGACCTTGATTGGCCAATCGTACTTCATATACCTTTTTCATATTATGCTCCTATCACATTTAAAAATTCACTTTGGTTTTGACAAACAGTACCATCAACAAGATGAAACTGTTTACGGAATGTTCCGTTCTCGAAGAACGAATTCGCACCATCAAAGTCCCTATCTTTCATTATATAGGTCTCAACGGTCTTTGCGATTTCCTTTCTCATGTAACCATACTCACCGTTCTCCAAGGCCTTGGTTGCACGGAACTGTTCACCCTCTTGGGTGATATAGGTGATTGATTCCCACGGTTGTTTGTGGTCAGACTCAACAAAGTCTGCATCATCAATCAGGTCGGAACCCAAGATGTACTCTTGGAATGACGGGTTGTTCTCCGTGATTAAATCGAAGATTGTATCGTAGTAACCTTCGGACTGTGCGTCCTCAATAGATACACCCTCGACCACGTAGGTGTTACCACCTTTGGCCTTCCAGTATGCCTCATCAACCCCATGAGAATAGTTCTCATCATGAGCGGCATAGTTTTCAAGGATTTGGGTTTGGATTACAATCTTCATAATTTATTTCCTTTTCTCATTATCAATACAAGTATTATACTATATTTAACTAGTTTTGGCAACAAGTTTTTTAAACTTTCTTCGTGCCTTTGACCACTGTTTCATGGGCTTCTTAAACATGATTTCTTCAGTAGTGCCTACCTTAATATAACCAGCAAGTTGTCCCGCTTGGTTCACAATGTATGTGTGATTGGGGACATTGTGTTCTCCCCAATCAGTAATCTCTTGTAAATATTCCATTAACACTTACCTCTATAACCAAGGGCTTTCATTGCAGGAGCGGGATGAATCTCTTCAGACAATGCAAGGTACTGTTCAACAGTAACATTCTTCACAAGGAAGTTAACCCATGCCTTCCAAGGTTTGTAACCATACTTGAACCTTGCGATGAACTCTGGTTTTGGTAGACCAACCCAAGATGGATGACAGTTTGGTCTTGCGACCTCCATGTTCACACTCTTAGTATGTTTACCCCTATACATGAGATACATACCGTCCCAAGTGAAGTCTTCTTTAGTAAATGGTGTCATATTTCTTTCCTTTCTTTAGTTTATGTACTTATTATAACAACAACAGCAACCTTTGGCAACACTTTTTTTTAATTAAATTAACCCTTGACATTATTTGCTATATACTGTATAGTGGTACACATAACTGAGAGATATACATGATTCTATCGAAAACAGATGCAGAATATGCTGCAAACGTCTTTACGGAGTTCTTTGCGAACTTTGACCGTATCGATGACTATATGCGACAGATTAAATTGGAACGGATGGACTCTATGCCGTTCACTCTGCCTGGCATGGGCCCAGAGGAAGACCTGTTCAACAACTTCGATATGCACCCCCAAGATATGGAGTTCACTATCGCAGAGGCGAAACGTGACCAATTCATGTCCTATATGGATATCACCACATCCGCACCTGTAGAAGCGTCAATTCCTGGCAAGATGATGAACTGGGTAGTACGTGAGAAGAACACGGGTATGGTCATTGGTATGATTCGATTCGGGTCACCCACTATTAATAGCCGACCACGTAATGAGTGGTTGGGTAAACCTCTTGATACTATGAATGCAGAGGTTATGAAACGATTCAATGAGTCCTGTATCATGGGATTCAATATCGTACCTGTGCAACCATTCGGGTTCAACTACCTTGGTGGTAAGTTACTCGCCTCTATATGTACCTCTCATACGGTACGTGACGCACTCAATAAGAAGTATGACTCAAACATCTGTATGTTCGAGACCACGTCCCTGTACGGTAATGCCAAGGGTGGTGTGTCTATGTACTCTGGTATGAAACCACTATTGATTGGTAATGGCCAGACAGACTCTAATTTTGCACCACTTATCAATGACAACAACTATCGTACATTGAGTGACTGGTTTATTAAACGTAACAACGGTGAGTCTCTTGTACCAAAGGATGCATCATCTCGTAAGTTGAAGACACAACAGAAGATGGTGTCTATCATCAAAAACTCTCTAAAGGAATATGACGTAAATGCATACGACAAGTTCTGTCAAACCTTTATTGATGCGAAGGGACTAACACAACAAAAGAATTCATATTACTCTTGCATGGGATTTGACCGTGAGAGTGTGAAGAAGTATCTCAACCTTGAGTCGGATACCATTGTCAAAGCAGATAACTTTGATAGGTTCAGTCTTGAGGGTGTGACAGATTGGTGGCGTAAGAAGGCGACCAATCGATACGAAACTCTAAAAGCAGATGGACGTTTGCGTTCTGTTATAGAGACTTGGAATACAAACGCAGACGATATTGATATTATAAGATAAAAGTCTTATATATATTATTGTGTTTTAGGAAACCTCTTTGGCATTCTACTTCACTTAACTTTAATCCAATAGGAGAAAACTATGGCTATTATAGCACTCGCAGATTATTCTGCATCAAACCCTGACGCAATTGCGTTACCCAACTACACCGACCTTGGTGTAACTTCAGTAAAAAACCTCAAGATATCTTTCGATAATATTCATATCGATGATGAAGGGGGTAATAACCAAAAAGTAGAAACCCACACAGCACAAGAACTTGAACAACTTCGTTTGTCATTCGCAAACGGTGTTGATACGGCAGAGTTCCCCCCAGCTGTATATGACCGTGGTGATGGCCATGCGAAACGTTATGTCCTAGTCTATGGATATGGACGTAGTGACGCAATCCGTGCCTTAGGACAAAAGGACTGGATATTCACACTACTTGTTGGTACACCATCACAGATGGAAGATGTACAAGCACGAGAGAATGAGGGTTATCCCAAACATCTCAACAAGGAAGTGGATATGCGACATCACCTTAGTCGTAAGGTATCTGACGGACGTATCCCTAACACCGAAGATGCTATTCGTAAAGAGTTCACACGTATTTACGGTAGAACTCGTGATGCATCATGTAAGGGTCGTGTACTGAATATGGTTATGGAAGAAGTTGGAACCCCACAACCTTACAGATTATTTCCCTCACCCGTAAGAGTACAAGAGTGGGTTGAAAATCACGCATCGACTGAACATGTCGTTGGTGGTGAATATAATGAAGATAGTGATACATACGGTGTGTGTATTGGTGAAGGTTATCAGTATCGTGTTATCATGCAAGCTGTTCAACGTTACATGGAAACAGGGAAGTATACTGACTTAATTGGACATGTGAAAGCGCCAACTGCAAAGTTGCCACTTGAACTAAAAAGAAAGAAATTCATAGAACAACTGAATCAACACAAGGCTGCGTTGGAACATTGTGGACTGAAAGTTTTTCCTTTACGTGTTCTTGGATTCCTACCGCAAAATAGGGAAACAGAAAATGTAAAAGAATTGGTAAAAGTGGCTTGACTTTAACTGTATAGTGTGGTACTATATACAAACAATGCGGAGATAGTTCAAAGAGTAGAACATTAGGTTTCCAACCTAGAAGTGGTAGTGCAATTCTATCTCTCCGCTCCAACTTTCCTTTACCCCACTTCGGTGGGGTTTTTTATGCCAAAAAAAAGGGAGACCCGAAAGTCTCCCTTAAAGAACGGTGATTTAACGACTGGGCGCTCCCAATCCAATCACTCTTCTTATTACAGATTAAGTCAAGATATTAGTAACCTTGAAGATTCTGTAGTACTGGTTAGTCTTTGCAGCAGCAAGACCGTCAGAAGGTGTAGCACCAACGAATGGGTTTGAAGCCATACCGTAACGAGTTTTAAACCCGATACGTGGTTGGAAGTCATCTTCACCAACTGCTTTAACCATTTGCAACGGTACGTATGGGCAGTAGAATACACCACTGTCATACGGGTTAGTACCTTTATAACCAACAGTGATATAATCAGTGCTAGCATAAGGGTCGATGTATACACGGATACGTCCGTTTAATACACCAGCAAAAGTATTACCAGTGTCATCAACCTGAAGGTTGTTGCTGATTGCAGGTGAGTAGTCCAAAGAACCAGCAGCAGCAAGTGCAGTAGCAACATCTGAAGAACAGATAACTACGTTACCTTTTCCACGTCTTGTTTCTTTTGCAATTACGTTTGCTTCACGGTCAATCTGTACAGTTAGACCTTTGAACTTCTCAGCAGACCAACGACCATCAGCGTCAGAAGACAAGTTAAAGATACCTTTTGCAGTAACGTTAGCTTGTTGAGCACCAGTTTTCGCTTGGCTGTTAACAGTACGGATAACTTCTCGGTTGATTTCCGCAAGGATTTCAGTAGAGAGGATGTTAGCCAATTCTGTTTCTGCGTCAAGACCATGAATCGCTTTAAGGTCTTGTGCAAGTTCTAAAGTGTACTCAGCTTTAAGAGCACGTGACTTAGCAGTTACAGTCTGTCTTTCAATGGTGAAACCCATTTCGTTGAAAGATGAACCACCAACACGACCAAGTGCTTCAGCGTCCGCAGTTGGCATTCCGCCAGCAGCAAGGTCAGTCAAACGAGCGCCTTCACTGTCAACACCATTCCAACCAGAAGCGTTGTCACTGTCGTGAGTACCAGAACTATCACCAGAGAACTGAGTTTCAGCTTCGTTGAATAGTGCTTCACGATTTGCAGTAGCGCCACCTTGGTAACGTGATTTCATCGCAAAGATGAGACCAGTTGGGCCATTCATAGGTTGAACACCACACACATCATAAGCGATGAGGTTAGGCATTGCACGGCGTACTAATGAGATTAGTACTGGGTCAAAGTTATTTACTGAACCAGTGTTATTAGCACCAGCAGCAGCGTTTTCGGTCATAAAACCATGAGAAGCCTGACGGTCGTCCATCATTGCTCTTTCTTGGTTTTCTAAGATTGCAGCGGTAACTGCACGGCGGTGATTATCGCCAATCACGCCAGCAGACTCTTCGTTAAGAACTGGAGCCCACTTTTCGATTAATGTGTCGTAAGATTGCATTTTAATTTTTCCTTATGATTTAGATGCTGTTTTTCTGATAGTTGCTAGATAGGATTCCATCACAGAAGATACTTCAGATGTTTCATCAGCGTCTTCAATGATTTGTTCTACTTCACCCTTATCAGTGATTTCTTTTGAGAAATACGACTCTTTTACAGTTTTTACTTTAGATGCGAAAGATTCTTCGTCATCAAAATCCAAACCATCAACGAGTGATTTCAATTTTTCAACTTGAGTTTCTGCAAGTTCACGTGTCGCTTCACGAATAATCGTTTCACGTTTGTATACTTCCAGTTCCTCTGTAGTGTCAATAACTTTCTGAGTAGTTTCGTTGAGACGAGTCTCAAGTTCTTCTACTGACTCAGCCAGTTCGTCAACTAGGTCAACCTTGGATTCAGGTACTTCAATGTAAGACTCTGTAAACAGGTCTTTCATTTTGTCCATGAAAGTCTCGGCAATTTCAGTGCGGAGACCGCTCTGGATTGCAACTTGATTTTCTTCCATCCAAGTTTCAACTACGTAGTTCAGGTAGCTGTCTACTTTCTCTACAAGTTCTGATTTAGTAGAAGAAATTTCTTCTGCCAACTCTTCCTTGTACTGCGCTTCAATTCTATCAACTTCTTCTGATAGTTTTGATTTTACAGCTGCTTCGAAAATTACTGCGGTTTTAGCTTTAAACTCATCACTGAGAGTAGCTTCAGACTCGACTAATGCGTCCAGTTCAGCAGAGGTATCAATCTGTGTTTCCACGATTGCATCGTCTACTTCAACTTCTTCGCCCATCATCTTGCCGTATGAGGCTTGAAGGTCTGCTTTTTTCATAGCGTGTAACTTCATGCTCATTGCATTAATCATGCCCGCTTTTGTTTTCGGTGCAGGAGCTTGTTTTGCTTTGGTTGCGTCTGCTGCTTTATCTACAGATGCGATTGACTCTTCTTCGTCAGTTGCATTTGTATCAGGTTTCCCTTTAGGAGCAGGAGCGCTTCCTTCTTCGAGAGTTTCTTCCACAATGTCGTTAATGTCTTCATCGTGAAGTTCAACTTCGACTTTACTTTCTTCAGTCATAATTGACTCCTTACATATTAGATTTAATTAACGAGAGGAAATTCTTGAACTCTCGAACACTTGTCTCATATAAGACAGTTTTCGGAGCGTGTTTAATTTCAGTCTCCATTTTTTCAATTACTTGAGGCGTTAAAACACCGTTATTCCAAACCCAGTCTACACCTTCCATTATACCATTAACGAAAGCTTCAGGTGCGCTAGGGTCTTGTACGATGTCAATCGTACTAAGAATAAAGTCGTCTTTGACGACCATTGCGCCGTTTCTCTGCTCAAGACTACCCATACCACGAGTTGACACCCCTAGTTGGACACCACCATCAAGGAGACCTTTTACAATCTTACCCATTGGAGTTTCCAATATTTGTGCCTTTCCAACCACATCATTTCCCTCAAATCTGAGGTCTGTGATGAGATGTGAAACTTTGTCTAAGTTAACTGTCGGCCCTTCGGGATGGTTTAGTTCCCCTACTGCCCGTTTCTTAGATACTTGTTCTGTTACGTATTTGTTTACCGCATTCTCCATAATGGCCTTGGGGTAAACACGTCCGTTTCTATTCTTTTTGTCTGCCTGTGCGAAAACGCCTTCGATGACGTAACTTTTCTCGCCATTCTCTTTCTTCTCTACTATACATTGTAGAGTTTCGTTTTCTGTAAATTCTGTAATTAACTTCATTAGGTTAATTCCTTTATTACTCTCATCGCAGACTTCTCTGCATCCTTTAGTGATTTGAAAGCGTCCAATCGGTCACCATCAATATGTACCACAAAAGGTAAAGTACCCTTCTCCTTAGTGATAAGAACAGGGATACGTTTAACTTTCTTGTCTAAGACCACTTCACCTTTTGGCTTGCGTTCTTTTAATTCTGACAAAAGTTCTTTGTATGTTTTCATAGTATTATTTATAAGAATAATGTTTTTGAAACAACATATTTATGCAGTTTCTTCGTCATCATCCTCTAATTCTGCAATAATTTCTTCATTTTCTTCGGATTCTTCGTCCACTTCGAAGTCATCTTCATCTTCGATGTCATCGTCTTGGTCGTTAAAGATTGCTTGTGCAGTCGCAATACGTTGTGCTTCTAGTGCATCTGCCATCTTATCTTGAACGATACTATGGAACGAACCCTCTGCATTAGTCAAGTCACCCGAAGTGATTTGATTAATTAGTTCTTCTACCGCATGGGGTTGTACGGTTTCAATTTCTTGATTTTCTACTTCACTCATTTTAAATTTCCTCATCTTCGTCTACTACTGAGTTTTCAGCTTCGACTTGTTTTTTCATTTCTTCGATGTCCTCGTCAGACATCATCATGACGTTTTTCATTGCCCACTCACGTGAGAAGTACTCACCAACATATTGTGATACTTGGTCTAGAGTTTGTAGTCTGTTTTGTAACAGTTCTGCATCCTTTAGTTCCGAGAAGTGGTTGTCGCTTTGGAAGTCAACTGTAATAGAATTCTTCCACTCTTCCCAATCCTGTTCGGTAATAATACCTTTCATGATAAGTTGTTTCTTCAAAATACCAGTGAACAACATTGAGAATCTTCTACGTAGACGGTCAATAAATTTCTGGAACTTAACTTCATCCCTAGAAATCTCTGTTGACCTACCTAGTGTAAATTGCGCTTCTTGTTCCAATCGGTTGACAGGTACGTTCAATGAACGATACAGTCTCTTCTGGAAGTACAGGATGTCATCAATCTGACCAAGGTTCTCACCGCCAGGCAATGTACTAATCTCTGTACCACGACCACCTTCTCTACGAGGTAACCAGAAGTCCTCCAACATAGACATGTGTTTGCGGTCATCTTTAAGTTGACCAGTACTTGAATCATATACAATCTTATTTCTATAACGAGACATAATGTCACGCATATATGATTCTGATTTATTACGTGGCATGTTACCGACA